GTGTAATATGGATGTAGTTATGGAAACTAAAACTTACTTTACGCATGAATTCTTTAGGAATTTACGCGCTGAGAAGAAAGTCAAACAAGATCTCTTTGCGACCGATCGTATTAACGCCATGCTAGACGGTGTTAGTTTGTCAGGCGAAGAAGGGGATCTAGTATCAATTAGTGATGTTGTCACTAAATTGTTAGCGTCAAACATTTTGCAACAATATGATGACAGAAAGGTTAAAATTGACGATTTAGTTCAACATATCGAAAATTTATCTCCATCTGCTCCACAGTTGAAGCCTGGTGTTTACGTTATTATCGGTAAGACACGTACTGGTAAGACTCAGTGGTTACGTGAATTAATTTCACATGAATCATTAATAAACAACGCTATCCTGTTAAATCATGATGAGCCGAAACTCAAAACCGATGTAATAGGTACGTCTCGTGGTCTTGATGAATTAATCGAATGTTTCGAGTTTATTAAAGACGCTCCTCAACTAAGTGTAATTTGTCTTGATGGTATTCGTACTATTCAGTATGAATCTACGGGTACTACGTTATCTGGTGGTGTAAATAGTGGATTTTTCCGCTTTCTTACAGACGCAGGTAATGCTGCTGTTGATGCTGGCGTTGTGTGTTTGTTTACATATAACCCAAATACTGAACGAGATGAAGCATACCAGGTTGTAACTGCTATGACCGATGGCTCAATTCAAGGTATTATTGACCTTAACGAACGCGTGATCCGTTCGCGCTACCATAAACGTGAAAGTTATTCAATCGATGAAAGTATGTCAATACTTTTTGAGACCAAGCCTGACAATATCCTGTCAATTAATGATCAAAATACTGATACTACGGAGTTATAATGAATACTACTTTTAAGAAAATTGCTGTTTCCCTTCAAGACCAAGGTGTTTTACCAAGTAGTACCATTCTTCCTCAGTTCGACACAGCTATCGTCGACACTCGTGCTTTAAGTGTTGAAGTGCGTTCTCTAATTACTTTAGATGACCACTTACGTCATCGTATTCGTGCGATTGCTGGTGATAATTCTGCGGTATTAGCGGTTTATCATGGTGCTGCCGACTATGATTTTACTTCTAAAGTATCTCGTGAAATCTGGCCCCGCTACATTGATAGCGAGATTAAAACTAACGTTGCTTCTATGACACTTAGTGTTTTAGATGAAATAGTTGGTAAACATCTTAAGGTTAAAGCACCTGCTGTCCAACTGGTGGTTTCCGCTTTGATGGCTTCTATGTTAGAAAAGCAAGGTATGTTGTCATTTGAGTTACCTGAGATATCTGTACGTATACCACGTGAAATGTTTCCATCATTTAAGATGATGAAACACGAAGCATTGGTAAAAGCTACATACGATAGAATTAAAGCAATCGATGTTGAAAAGGTTTTTCATTCTAACTCAACAGGTGCCCTTGCGCTAAAGCCTTTTGCTGAGGTTTTCGCCGAATATAGTCATATCTTCCGTGATATCGAGCTTATTGGTGACAAATTGGATGCGTATGGTGCTGGACTTATCTTAAAACTGTATGACATGGACTCATCAATGGGACCATTACGTGGCGTTTTAAATAATCCAGCGTTGGAACGAGGTATTACTAATTACACATTAGTAAATGCTGCGTTAGAACATTTTCTTGGTAAAGGCGCTGACTATCCGAGCGTTCAATCACTAACATCGGTTTTATCGTCAATTGGTGTTACTCAGATTGTTGATTCATTCCAAGAAGCGTCTTTATTGATGTCAGAGCCTGAGTGTTTTAAAGACGTTGCACTTAAATCTCTTCCATCGTTAATGAACGTCTATCGTTTCATTAATAACAATGGTTTGCCAATTGGTTATGTTTTACAACCTAACTTTAAAGGTAAAACGGAAGGTCTAGACGTTTCTGAATATTATGAGTCTAAATTAGCTCTTAACAACTTAGAGCCTGATAATAACTCTGAAGCTCATTTATCTCCACTAATTGTTGATATGTACGCGTCGCTTAAAAACATCGCTAAAAGTATTATTCCATTAGTGAGCAGAGTAATGATGAACTCTAAGGGTATATCTGATGACGAAAGTTACGCTCCCGTGGCTTTTCATATTAGCGTAAGTGATCGTATGTTAGATCATCTTGCCGTAGCATATAGTCG